CGGGCAAAGATAAAAATACTGACAAACCAATTATTATTTCCACTTGGCAATCAATCTACAAGTTCCCAAAAAGATACTTTGATGATATTGACTGTGTTATCGGTGATGAAGCACACTTATTTAAGTCCAAGTCTCTCACGGGAATCATGACAAAACTCCACAATGCCAAGTATCGTTTTGGATTTACTGGAACACTTGACGGTAGTAAGACACATAAGTGGGTGCTAGAGGGATTGTTTGGTGATTGTGAGCAAGTGACTAAGACTGATGATCTAATTAAGTCAGGTTATCTTAGTAAGTTTAGGATCAAAGTGCTGCTTTGTAAACATGCTCCTCAGCATTTTGACACATATCATGATGAAATGGAGTATCTGGTATCACATCCTGGTAGAAATAACCTCATTAAAAATTTGGTCAAAGATATAGAAGGTAATACTCTTGTGTTATTCAACTATATTGAGAAGCACGGGGAACCACTTTATGATCTGATAAATAGCACCATAGACCCCGAACGAAAATTATTCTTTGTTCATGGTGGTACTGATGTAGAAGACCGAGAAGCAGTTCGTCAGATTACTGAGACTGAGAACAACGCCGTGATCCTGGCATCTTATGGCACCTTCTCTACGGGTATCAACATCAAACGATTACACAACATTATTTTTGCTTCCCCTAGTAAGTCGCGCATCCGCAATCTCCAGTCTATCGGACGTGTCCTCAGGAAAGGCGAAGGAAAAGATATCGCAACCTTATATGATATTGCTGACGACATTGGTGGTCAGAACTACACATTGAGACATTTGAACGAGAGAGTTACAATTTACAATGAGGAGAATTTTAAATATGAGGTTATAAAAGTAAACCTACGAGCAAATTAAATATGGAAGAAGAATTTTATGCAACTATTAAATTAGTATCAGGTGAAGAAATAGTATCCAAGGTTTGTTATCTTCCAGATGAAGATAAAGTTATGTTGGAAAAACCTTTGGTTGTAGAAAATGCTAAGCAAAGAAAAGGTCAATTAGAAGTATCTGGTTTTGCTTTGAAAGAATGGATCTCTGCTACTTTTGATGATATGTTTATTCTCAAAAGAGATCACATTATGACAATGACTGAAGTAGAAGGAGAGATAGCAGAATTCTATGAAAAAACCCTCAACCGTTTAGAGAGCGGAAAGTCTCTAGCAGGAAGAGGGAATAAAATACCTAGAACATCTGGATATCTAGGTTCAATAAAAGAGATGAAAAAAACTCTAGAAGATATATTTAATAAGAGTTAGTATTTAAAAGCTACTACTTCTCTTGAACCCTGACAGAGTTATCCTACTGAGGTTCTGAGGATTTGTCAACCCCCTTTGACAGATCACTGACACAGTGGTATACTTTATACAGTGATGAAAGCAAAACCGTGGCATACACAGTAATGGCAAAAAGAAAACAAACAGAGTATTACGTTAACAATAAAGAGTTTCTCGCTGCTATTACTGAGTATCGAGAGAAAGTACATAGAGCAAAAGAACTAGGTAAACCACGTCCTCGTGTCACCAACTATCTTGGAGAATGTTTTCTAAAGATTGCTACACACCTATCATACAAACCAAACTTTGTCAACTATATGTTCCGTGAGGACATGATCTGTGACGGTATTGAGAACTGCCTACAGTACATTGACAACTTTGATCCAGAGAAATCAAAGAACCCATTTGCTTACTTCACACAAATTATTTACTACGCTTTCCTTCGCCGCATTCAGAAAGAGAAAAAACAACTAGAGATCAAAGGAAAGATCTTAGAGCGGTCAGGTTACGACGAAGTTATGCACACAGACTCCTATGATGGTAGTATGTCTGGTATGAATGCTTCTTATTCTGACATGGGTAGCATTAAAGAAAATATTGAAACAAGAATGAATCGATGAGTGAACACCCTGAAATTGCTGAACATGAATGGTACACAACCCCCTATGGAGAATTCCGTGTTGAGGAGAAACGCTTTGGAACGTGGACTAGCTACAGTAAGGATGGCACGGCTCTCATCACGGGACTTACGAAAGAAGTTGTCGTTAACGGAACGGGATTCCACTTGGAAGGTGTCGCTACTAACTGGGCAAACTGTAGAACGTCCGCAGCATATGATGGAGTCGTTGGAGGTAAATTATGAAACCAACTGAAAATTATGAACAATTGCTTGAGCGTTTCAATAAGAGAACTGCTCAACTAACTGCTAGAGCAGATGAATTGTATGAAGCATACGCTGAGTATGTACAAATCTGTAAGGACTTAGATCGTCTAGAAGGATCTTTACAAGCAGTAGAATACCTAGCATACGGTAAGTTGCCAGGCGATGGTAATCATGATGGCATGAAGGATCATAATCCACAATGAAAATAGCAATCATTACAGACCAGCACCTCGATGGTCGCAAAGGCAATCTGGCGTTCTGGAATTATTTTCAAAAGTTCTATGATGAAATCTTTTTTCCAACGCTTGAGAAAGAAGGTGTCAGGGTCGTCTTTGATCTGGGTGACACATTTGATAATCGAAAGTCTATGGACTTTAATACTTTTCACCGTGTGCGTGAAAATTATTTTGAGAGACTAAAAGACTACGAAGTTCACATGCTGTTGGGAAACCACTGCACGTATTACAAGAACACTAATCGCATCAATTCACCTGAACTTCTCCTAGAAAGTTACAAGAACATCAAGATCTATTCTGAACCGAAAGAAATCTTGATGGGCAAGAAAGTATTCCTGATGCTTCCTTGGATCAACAAAGAGAACCAGGAAGACGTTTTCCGTAGACTAGAAACTAGTGAAGCAGATATCTGCTGTGGTCACCTTGAGCTTACTGGGTTTGAGGTAACACCTGGCATGAAGATGGATCATGGTATGGATCCTAATCTTTTTCATCGTTTTCAACGTGTCTGGTCTGGACATTTCCATCACAAATCTAAAAAGGGTAATGTCCAATATCTTGGCAACCCTTATCAGATGTTTTGGAATGACTATAAAGACACTCGCGGATTCCATATCTACGATACTGAAAGTGATCGACTTAAGTTTATCAAGAATCCCTACGACATCTTCGACAAGATCTTCTATGACGACACCCGTGTGGACTACAACAAACAAGATGTGTCTTGTTATAAGGACAAGTTTATTAAGGTCGTCGTCGAAGAAAAACGAGACTACCAAATGTTTGAAACATTGGTTGATCGTCTTTACAACGTAGGAGTTCATGATGTGAAAATTGTAGAAACACTAGTAGATCTAGAAGACCAAGAAGACTTGGAAGTTTCTACAAAAGATACTCTTACTCTTCTCAATGAATACATTGATGAAGTAGAAATGTCCGTAGATAAATCAGACTTGAAAGGTTTGATGAGATCTCTATATATTGAAAGTTGTAACGTTGTCTGATGTTCATCGTAACTTTAGAAGACCATCCTGATGGTGTATATTCAATTTTTGATGAATTAGATGATCGAGTTATCCCCATCTTTCAAGAAGAAGATGATGCTGACAGATATCTAATGATGCTAGAGGAGGATGATGACTATCCCCCGATGCAGATTGTAGAAGTCGATGATCATGTTATAATTACAGCATGTCAAGACAGGGGACATAAGTTCTCTATTATTACACCTGACGATTTTTTGATACCACCTGACGATCCTGAAGAATGATTATTTTTAAAAAGATCCGCTGGAAGAATTTTCTTTCAACGGGTAATGTGTTTAGTGAAGTTGATTTAACAGCATCAAAAACTAATCTGATCATCGGATCAAACGGTGCAGGTAAGAGCACCATTCTGGATGCTCTTACTTTTTCGCTGTTTGGAAAACCTTTTCGCAAGATCAATAAACCGATGCTTGTAAACAGCATCAATGAAAAAGATGCGTTGACTGAAATTGAATTTTCTATTGGTAAAAAAGAATACTTGGTTCGTCGTGGTATCAAACCAAATGTATTTGAAATTTACTGTAATGGTCAACTGTGGAATCAAGAAAGTTCTTTGGTGGAGCAACAGAAAAATTTTGAGCAAAGTGTTCTCAAAATGAACTACAAATCATTTACACAGATTGTTGTTCTGGGATCATCTACCTTTGTTCCATTCATGAGACTTCCTATTTCTCAGAGACGAGAAATTATTGAAGACATTCTTGATATACAAGTCTTCTCTGTTATGAATGTTCTTTTGAAAGATAAGGTCAGGGAAAATAATGAGGAGATTAAAGATCTTGATTATCAATTACATCTTCTAGAAGAAAAGATCGATCTCCAGAAAAAATATATGCTGGAGATGGAGAAGAAAACGAAGGAGGAAGTTACTCGCAAAGAGAATAAAATTTCCGAATTGTTACGGAATGAAAACGAATGTCATAACGAAGTTGCGCGTCTGACTTCTGAAGTACAAAAACATTCTGAAGAAATGAAAGAGGTGGCTAGCAGTACAGCAAAACTGAAGAAGTTAAACACTTTTCTTTTTAAAATACACTCTAAGTTAAAAACTTGTCAACAAGAACACGATTTCTTTGAGAAAAATCATGTCTGTCCTACATGTACACAGGATTTAGATGAAGATTTTAGACAAGAAAAGATCAATGAGGGTGCTAACCAGTTAAATAAAATGAATACTGGCGTCGAAGATCTTCTTTTGGAGATAGCAAAAGAAGAAGAACGCGAGCATAAGTTTACTAAATTATCTGATGCAGTCATTAAATTGAATGCGTCTATTGGTCAGTCTAATTTTCAGATTACTTCTATTAAGAAAACGATCACTGACATTGAGTCAGAGATTAAAGAACTAGAGGGTATCAATCCAGACAAGAAAGCAGAGTTTGTCAAGCTCGAAGGTCTTGTTAAGAATAAAAAAGAACTGGGTAGAACTCTAGCAGAAAACCGTAAAGACCGTGATACACTATTGGTGGCATCGCAGTTGCTCAAAGATAATGGGATCAAGACTAGGATCATTAAGACCTATCTCCCAGCGATGAACCAACTCATCAATCAGTATCTTCAGAGTATGGATTTTTATGTCAACTTTACTCTGAATGAGAACTTTGAGGAGATAATCAAATCTAGATACCGTGACGTGTTTTCATATGATAGTTTCAGTGAGGGAGAAAAATCTCGTATTGATATCGCTTTGTTGCTTACTTGGCGTTCTATCGCTAAACTTAAGAATTCTGTGGATACTAACCTCTTGATCCTCGATGAAATCTTTGATAGTTCACTCGATCAGCAAGGTGGTTCTGATCTTGGTTGGATCCTCCGTAATTTCGACGACAATACTAATGTTTATGTTATCAGTCACAGAGAGCAATTAGAAGGTAAGTTTGAGAGAACACTTACTGCTGAAAAAGAAAAAAACTTTTCCGTCATACAAGAGACAGTTTCAGAACTGGACTAGAGGAGTCTTCGGACTCCTCTTTTTTTGTATATACTAATGGCATCAACACGAGAGACGCCATGCTGACCCAAGAGATCAAAGGTAACCTTGCCCGTCTGCTGGCAACTGAGAACCTCATTGTAGAGCACCGCAAGGTATCTACAGCGTCCTTTGATGTGGATCGTCGCGTTCTTACTCTGCCTAACTGGGATCGTGCTTCTAGCGTCGTCTATGACATGCTCGTCGGTCACGAGGTAGGACATGCTCTGTTCACTCCTAACGAAGACTGGCGTGATATTGCTGACTGCCCTAAAGATTTTGTGAACGTCATTGAGGATGCTCGCATCGAGAAACTGATGAAGCGCAAGTATCCTGGTCTGCGTAAGTCTTTCGCTGGTGGTTACAAAGAGCTTAATGATAAAGATTTTTTTGGCATTGAGGGTGAAGACTTTGACACCTTCAGTCTAATTGATCGTATCAACCTTCACTTCAAGATTGGTGCTAGTGCCATGATTCCCTTTTCTATTGAGGAGCAAGTGTTCGTCGCTCGCACTGATGTTGCCGAGACTTTTGAGGAAGTCTGTAAGATTGCTGTTGATGTGTATGAGTTTTCTAAACAAGAGAACGTTGTTGAACAACAACCACAATCTGCTGAGCAACAGAGTGAAAGTGAAAGTAACGATGACGAAGAATCTGAGCAGCAATCTCCTGCACAAATTGAATCTCAGGAAGGTGTCAACAATGCTGGTCCTATTGAAGGTACAGAACCTGAAGAAGAGGAAGAGGATGAAGTTGAGACTGTGGGATTTGATGGTGGTGAAACTTCTGAAACTCAACGTGCTTTTGACGATGCTGCTGAAAAACTAACCAATAAGTTTGCTGGCAATCCTGTGTATGTTGAGATTCCTGATAGTGTTGATCTCCCCACTTACATTGCCGATTGGACTGAAGTCCATGACTGGATTGATGAGTATCGTAATAACTTTCTTGCTGGTGGTGATGGTGTCGATCGTTCAGATCGCTATGATGCTGTAGATAAATCTTACAGGGAGTTTCGTAAGCAATCGCAGAAGGAGGTAAACTATCTTGTTAAAGAGTTTGAGTGCCGTAAGTCTGCTGACGCTTACGCTCGTGCTGGTCAATCTAAGACTGGTGTTCTTGATACTACTAAGCTTCATACTTATAAGTATTCTGATGACATCTTTAAGAAAGTGACTGTTCTGCCTGATGGCAAGAACCACGGTCTTTTGTTCTTGCTTGACTGGTCTGGTTCCATGCAGAAAGAAATTCTGGCAACTGTCAAGCAACTGCTGAACCTAACTGCTTTCTGTAAAAAAGTTCAGATCCCGTTTGAGGTGTATGCTTTCACCAATGAGTTCTATGCTGTTCGTCGCGCCAAGGAAGGCAAAGATGATTACATCAGCAATGACGAATATTTTGCTCAGAATGGTTGTGATGAAGGTAAGATCTTTTTGCATAAAGATATGTTCCACCTGATGAACTTTGTTTCTTCTCGTTCTAACTCGAAGGATTATGAACGTCAGTGCCTGAACCTGTATCGTGAGGCATATGCTTATGTTTATCACTGTGGTTATCCCACCACTCTCGGTGTTGGACTTTCTGGCACTCCTTTGAATGAAGGTATTGTGATGCTCAACTACATCATCCCTCAGTTCAAAAAGCAGAATGATCTTCAGAAGGTCAACGTTTGTATTCTGACTGATGGTGAAGGATGTAATAGTTCTTATGGTCGCAAGTATTACAATGACCATCGTGATGAGTTTTATGTTCGTCCCCGTCGTCTTGATCACAACACTATCCTTCGTGATCGCACTACTGGACGTGTATATGCCATGAACGATGGGTGGGGTGAGATGACTAACACTTTCATTCAGCAGCTGCGTGATCGTAATGCTGGTGTGAATGTTCTTGGTTTCCGTATCATGGGTGGCAGCGGTCTATCTGGTTTTGTTGGAACTTATGCCAGCCTCGCTCACTATGATCAAGTCCAGAAACAGTGGAAAAAAGACAAGTCTGCTGTCATCCCTTTCCCCAAGAGCTACACTGCTCTCTACGCTATCAGCAACAACTCTATTGATGCTGATACTGAGTTTGATGTAGAGAGTGGTGCTAAGAAAGGTGAGATCTCTAAGGCATTCAAGAAGATGCTGAAAAGCAAGTCCACGAATAAGAAACTGCTAAATTCTTTTATTGAGTATGTCGCCTGACAAACCGTCCACCAGGGGTCGCTGAGACCCCACCCCTACCCTATACTTATTTCATACGCAACCAACCAATGCCTGCCAAGTCTGACCTGACCACTACTCAACTTACTTCATATCTGTCCGAGACCTACGGCAACGACATCAATGCTAATCATGTTCGTTCTGCTTGTGATCACTTTGGTGTGACCTATCCTACTGCTGTCAAGCGTCTGCGTGATTTCTATGTGAAGCGTGGCACTTGGAACCTGACGGTTCAAGAACGTCTTGAGCAGACTTATGAGGCACCTGCTGCTGCTCCTGCTGTTATGGAAACAGTTCAGCAAAACCTTGTTCCTAGCAAAGACGACAACTATGTGCCTTTTGGTAACTTCACTGACGTGAAGAAGATCATTCAGTCTGGTATCTTCTACCCGACTTTCATCACTGGTCTCTCTGGTAACGGTAAGACTTTCTCTGTTGAGCAAGCATGTGCTGCTCTAAATA